ACCCTGGGTTACTGTCCCCGCGCTACTACCGTATGCCAGGCCAAGCGCATCTCTGGCCAGAGTTGCAGTCCTTGCCCCAGTGCCCCCCTGACCAATAGACACTGCTCCGCTGACAAGGTCAGCTTTATTCGCATACTGGGTTGCCATGTAGCCCCAGCTCGGGCCGGTGAACGTGCTGCCATCCGGACGCTGGATGGTTACAGATGCGACATCGCTGTAAATTTTCTGCCAGTTGTCCTTGTCATAATTCAGACCTCTGATCGCCCTTGCGGTATCAGAAGCAACCTGCGCAGTGATTCCGACGAGCGCCTGATTCGGTAGGGCTGTCCATGCGAGGCCAGAAGTTGTCGGGCCGCCGAAAGCTGTGTTGAGGGTCAGCGAGGTATTCGAAGCGATGGCGGCAACGCCCAGTGTGTAGGTAGCGCCGCCGACTACGGCCACAACGAAGTCATTGACCTTTAATTCAGTGGTGAAAGCGGTGCCACTGCCGGTGACCGTTTTAGAATTGATAGTTAACGCAATAGTGCCTGCTGGCATAGTTATCTCCGGGCAATAAAAAACCCGGCACGGTGGCCGGGTCATTGATATTAAAGCGAGTTATTTATCGCAGGATGTTCTGCTGAAATTGTTTTTACTGACCCATTGCCAGTTAAACGGGTATCCGGCTTTGTACTGGGTCTGATTTTCTTGATGGCGTATAGCATAAATTTGTACAGTAGTTTCTTCGCCAGAAAGCAATGCAATACCTTCACAAACTGGCTGTTGCTTCTCAAGAAAGCCACTGCACCCAGTTAAGAAAAACATTAAAAAAACAATTAATGACTTACACATAATGAAACCCCTAAGTACGTTTCATTAATATTAATGCCTTTTAAGGTGTCGTGTGATTTGAACTTTCGATCGTTCCGATCGAATTAGTACATGCTTACGTTTATCGCTTTTATAGTGTTTCTGCGGTTGTAAAACTGAACATTACTAGCCCCACTGCCTGAGTCTCCAACGAATTCAGATTTTATTACCGAACTGCTCCCCGATTTATATGCTGAGGTATAAGCAATTGCCTGTATTGGGTACACCTGTCCGCCTTGGTTTATCACTCCATTGAAACTTCCCATTACGTCAGGCGCTACAGCCCACTCACCAACTAAAGTGGCGGCGGCGTTGTAACCTGAAGTGTTGGGATCTGCCTGGTTCCCTACGACTTCAACACCTCTTAAAACCTTCGTTTCGTTTGTTATCACGCAACGCCCTGCTGCATCCCATATAGCTATCCCGTACTTAGGCGGTGTCTGGTATTGATAACCAAATACATAGACATCCAGTGTAAACCCGCTCGCAGCCCCTCTGCTATCGACTACATAGCTGCCGGTTGTCACCGTGTCGAGATAATAAGAAAATGAACTACCTGCTACATTGGTTCGGCAGAAAACCAACCTGAAAGTGCTGTCGTTAGGATGTATAACGCTTATCCCTCTACCACCGGTTATATTAAAAGATTTTTTCTCTATTAAGCACAGAGGAAGCGTGTCAAGGATATAATAAGGATTACCCTGCTGGTCTGTAAGGAAAGCACCATAATTAGCCATTAAGCTGTCCTTAAATAAAAAACAACGCGTCCTGCGGAACGTGGCTCTGTTCCTGCGGAATAATCAGAGCCTACCGCTGATATAGATACTGTTCCGCCGTTTATGGTGAACTTCCGGCGATCCATTGTCCCCGTACCTGAAGTGTTTTGAAAAAGATAATCTATGCGCATTCCGGTAGGCACGGTGTAAGACCACGTTCCTGTAGTCTGCCCATCTGTAAGGGTTGCAGTGTCCAAGACCAGAACTCTAACCAGGCCCGTATTGTTATCAACTCCATTAGCATCCCAAGTTGCTATTCCCCATTCAGCCATCTTAAAACACCCCCGTAATGCGACCAATCTGGACCCGAAGGACGCCGTTACCGTCGGCAACGCTGATGGTGTTATTGTCCTGCTTCATTTTGCCTTCCCCGGCCACAGCCCCGTAGTTTACAAATGTTCCAGCTTTGTTTAGTTGCCAACCAGTTGACCCGGCAACATAGTTGTTTGACTGGATGTAATTACCTATTTTTGCATTGTCTATCGACCCATCCTGAATAACCGCAGAGCGCAGGAATACCTGCCCGTTAAGGGCAGCAAATGCCAGCTGATAGCTACCTGCGGTGCTCCCGGTGTAAATCCCGAACTGGTCAGCATTGAAGGCGATGGTGGTTTTGTAGGAGCTGCCTGATGGCTCGATACCCATAGCCATCCCAGCCTTGTAGAACTGGTCACCCCGCTTAATTTGCAAACCAACATCATAGAAAGCTGATGCCGAACCATCGGAATTCACAGTTGCCGTCAGCTTCTCATTCACTGACGACGTGAGGTTCCCTATCTGAGCCTGAACAAGCGTGTTCTGCTCTGCCATCGCTTTGTCGACATCTGCGATGGTGGTTTTAACAGTGAGGACGTCAGCCCTTATTTCGCCAACTTGTTTAAACTGGTGGTCAACACTGGAGTCGAGATTAAGCGCGTTTTGAAGAATTGCTTCAATGCTGGTATCAATTTGCCCGGTAAGTCGGTCGAATGCCTCGGACTCACGGATGGCCTCGTCGATGATATCTATCATCCCTGGGATATCAGATGATGCCTTGCCTGATACTGCGACAAAGGCAGATACGCCAAAGGCATTCTTGGTCCTGACGTACATATAATACGTGGTGTCCGCCTTCAGGCCGTGCAGCGTCCACTGTGACGCCCTGCCAAAAAACTGAGCCTCATCTTCAATGCTTCCGGCGCCAGATGCTGGGACCTCTCCCGTGTACCAAAACTCGAAAGAAGTGTCGGTTGTTGCCGTAACGTTCATCACCGGAACAATGTCAGCAGAGAAGAGTCCGGGCGTCCACTGAATGAAGGTAGGTGCGGACGGCGCGCCAATCACCAGGCTAACCTGAGTCTCAGCTCCCTTCATTCCATTCTCATTTCTCCCACGCACGCCCAGTGTGTAACTGCCAGCGTTGAGACCGTAAAAGTCATACCGGAACTGATCGGTTTCGTACTGAGCAACAACAGCCCCCTCAGTGGTGTAGACATAGAGCTCGAACACCAGCTTTTTTGTCGTCGTGGCTGTTTCCCATGTGGCAGTAACCTGCACGGTTTCGCTATTGGTGTTGATGATTTTCAGGTTTTCAACATTGGGGACGCGGTAACCATTTGCCGTATCAGATGGCACCTCAAATACCGCGCCTTCATCCACAATGGCCTGCTTGTTTGGGTTATGCAGGGTCGCAGAAATGCTGTAAAGCGAGTTATTGTCGTCCTCAGAGATACCCATGATCCGCCACAGCCTAGATGACACATCTCCGGTAGAAATGACGAATACGGTGCCATCCCTGACCCATGCTGGTGCGGATTTCAGTGTGATTGCTCTGCCCGATACGCTGGCAATCTCGTACTTCGCCAGCTTCCCGGAGGAATTCATAATCGACATAGAGTCGCCAGCCCCGGCAAACTCAGAAACATCAGCATCTACAGTGATAACTGGCCCGGCATGAGAAACTATCCTTCCACCAAGGCGAGTCGCTGCCCTGTTGTTGTCAATCTGTTCGATGATGTCACCAGGCAGGAACGCGATAGCATCCCTCGCCATGCGGAATGTAACTTTGTCCTTTTCCAGCTTAGCGCTCTCAACCAGCCATTTGGCCGTTCTGAGCGCCTGACCACGCGATGTGCAGCCAAACGCCTCGATGGTGGTTTCGTTATATTCGTAGCGGCTAATCAGCTCATCGTCAGAGTAGTACTCTTTCACCTGCTCCCACCCATTGCTTGGGTCGGTCCACGAAACGACCACTGCGTTATAGCGCTCTGAACGCTTCATGGCGCTGTAGGTAAACAGGCCATCGACAACGTTGGCGTTGGTGACTACAGCTACCGGATCCTGCGGTCGGTCAATCATGATTGAGAAGCGCATGCCATCCCACAGCGCTATGCCACGAAACATCCCGGCAATATCATCCAGAAGTTCACGCGCACTCTTTTGCTCGGTGATGTATGCATTAAGCGTAAACCGAGGTTCTTTGCCGCCATATCCATCATCAACTTCCTGATCGCAAAACTGCGACAGCACGTAAAGGCTACCGTCATCAACGTCAACGTACCCGGCACGGCGCGCGAGACCGTAGCGAGTGTTTTTCACCAACGCACGGAAAATCCAGGCTGGGTTATTAGTCCAGGCTGACTTGAATCCACCCGTCCAGATGCCCGTATATACGCGAGTAATCGGATTGTAGTTATCCGGCACATCAACAATAAGTCCGCGCAGGTGGTAGGTGCGATTAGGAGTGTCAGTGTACTGATCGCGGTCTATTACGGCGCCGCAGACAGCAGTAAAGGGATACGACAGGTTATCATCGGTGATTTCTGTATAGCTGTTCCAGATGGTGCCATTGTTGAGCAGGTCAGTGGTGCTGTCCGGCGTGATACGACGAACCCTGATATCAAATGGCTTCGTCTCCGGTGCATCAATCACATGCGCCTCCAGATATTCTCCAGAGATTTTACCGGAGATGGTCACCGTGGCCGCCACGTTGAAAGCTCCATTACCAGTTCTGGTTTCGATGACCATCGTCACCGAAGTGTTTTGCTGGTTGCCCTTGTCATCCTGCTGCACCAGAGATTTAACGCCAAGGTTCAGACGAACCCGCGTTACGTCCACATCAGTAATGGTGCGGACAAGAGGTGTTGCCTGCGTGACATCGGTATTAACGATCGACGTTGCTTCAATGGCCTGAAAGCCGTTAATCGGCAACTGACTGGCTGAGCCAGGGCGCCACGCCACGCTTACACCGGGAACGCTAACCACGCCTGCCGAATTCGTCACAGGCGTTTTGTTTAAGCGGAACGATGAGAGGTGCTCCTGGTCTACCGGCCCGTATATTGGGCCTTCAGATATGATGTCGAGTACGCGATAAAACTGCTTGGAAGTGAGGTTGTCGTTGATAAGAGTAGGAGTGCTACCGCCGCCGCCACCTGAGCCCATGATTCACCTTAACTTATGGAAATATTCCAGTTTTTATTGTTCGTTGTGTCGATACCGAGTGAGCCGATATTTGAGCCAACTAGCATCTCTCCCAGCAGGAGTGGAACGGGCCTGCCCTGCCCAATGCGGTTCTCTACGCTGGTATAGGAGTTGTTGGTTATTGAGTCGGACTGCGCTGCATCAGCTGAGGTTTTCGTCTTCATGTGCGATGTCATGTAAAGGGAGTAAGCAACCGATGCTACTGTCACGGCTACAAGAGCCCATACCACGAAGCCAGCCGCAGCAAATGAACCTTCAACAATCGGAACAAACAATACGGTCGCGCCGTCTTTCAAATGCCTGTCCATGTGAAACGCCAGCGTGTCTTGAGAAACGTCACTGCCATCAACGCGCATTCTGATTCTGAGGCTGTAAAAATCACGCTTAAATGCCGGGCACTGAGCCAGTAACAGGCGCAGTCCCTGTGAGGGCGTATCGACGTTTAAAGCGATTTGGCGGAAATGTCTTCGAAGATTCCCCGCAAATCTAAAGATGAGCATTGGTCGTGCCTCCATATTGAGTGTGTCAGGCGCAGGTAAGCAGGTCGTAATGGTTCGCGACGGCTTAGCCGGCCAGATGATTCGTGGTGCAGAATGGTGTTATCGCCAAGGTAAATCATCGCGTGGCAAGGGTCGGACTCTGCGAACGCTCGCCGGATGATCACATCACCCGGCTGAGCATCTTCCATACTCACCTCGCTGAAGCCATTTGAGGCCATGTTCTTCAGGTAGAGATTCTCCTCGCGCACCCACCAACCATTGGTTCGCTCAAAGTCAGGAAGGTCGATTCCGCAAAGGTGATACGCATCGCGAAACACCGTGTAGCAGTCCATGACGCCATGATTGAAGGTACGCCCCAGCAGGTGAGGAACAGGCCGAAATTTTCGAAGCGTTCCACCGCTGGCTAGCCACCAATCAATCCCTGTAGCCACTTGTGCCTGCCTGTCAGCGCCTGACAGCACCAGCTTTGGCATGGGGTGAGAATGAAACACGGCGGTGATTTCTCCCGCCGCTTCTGCTGATAGCCAGTCATCGTCACTTATTCGAAAGTGGCCGCCCGGATCCGGGTGAATATTGCGACATTTAAACAATGTTCTGCCGTCCAGAATCAGGCCACACACCTCATCATTGGACGTCGCGGCGTAGGCAATGCATTCCTGTTCTATCATCACGACACCTTCGCAGAGCCCGGGAAGCCGCCATATGGCATTGCTACAGGCTTGGGGTATCGCTTGCGACAGCCAGATGTGTGCTTTGAGCATTTGTCTTTGGATGGGTCAGTAGTTGGCCTGTCTTTCTCGTCAGCTACTGGTGGGCCTGAATACCCGCAACCCTGCCCGCGGTAAATCCACTGGCAAACGTCTGCAAGGATGGTACGTGCCGGGATGATGGCGTTGTCGCAGTCAACTGGGGTAGCAAGGCTGTAGGTGACAGTTTCGAATGTCTCCTCCGTCATCTCTTCAATGACGTACCGAGATACGGCCTCCATAGTTGGGTCCGCGTCTGGATTCCCCCCGGGGAAGTTGACCGCATCGAGATGAGATACAAGCACCTGTCGACGAGTCACTACGGCGCCCAGCGCATCATCGAAGTCACTGTTGATGCCAGTAATCAGCCCGGTAATGTTCGCCACCTTCATCACCGGGCGCGAATACGTTCCCTCTGATTTAGTCTCGAAACCTTCAACCGCTATCGGATATGCGGAGTAAGCCAGGCCTTTCCATATCACGTTGTTGTAATAGCCGTTGGTTCCGGCGTGGAACCGGATGACGTCGCCACCGAATGACTGTAGGTCAACCTCGAACAGGTCAATCATCGCGCCGACACCTGCATCGACGCTTTCGATAATTAATCCAGCTGGAATATCTCTCATCTAGGCACCTGCTCAAATGTGGCTGTCAGCTCGTACTGACCACCTGTTTTCTTCATTGACCATGAACGGCACACAAACAGCGCCTGCACTTCGGTATCAGACGGCGTCCAGTAAAATGACTCGACCGCACCACGCGCCTTGATAAACGCCTCTGCCTGCTTCGCGTAATTCGGCCTGCCGCACAGGCCATCAACACCGATAAATGTCAGCGAGTAGCTGTCCATCAGCGGATTGATGCCTTTAACCTGCCGCTGCTCATAGCCATCACCGAGTTTGACGACGGCTACATTCGGCGCACGGCTAACCGTGAAGCCTTTTTGAGGGCTCCATGTGAATGTTTGTGGCATGGGGTTTCCTACTTGCGTGGCTGAAGCATTCCGCCCGGGCGGGTGCTCTGGTCCTTCATTTGATTAAGGCTGATGGTCTTCATCATGGCCGCCATTTTATTCATGGTTGCATCGTCAATACCGTTGGTGGTCTGGATGTTGAAGTGGATTTCTTGCTGAACGACTGAGCCAGAAGAGCCGCCGCCGATCATATCCTTATTGCTGATCACCTTGCCGTTATCGCCCGGTATCATGTACTGCTTCCCGGTGCTGGCTTGGTAGATTTCCGGCCTACCACCCTCGCCTACCTGGTACATTGAGCCAGCAGACACCGGGCCACCGTTTTCTCGACCGCCACCGTAGGAAATGCTGCCAATGGTTGATAACAACGATGCCCCAGCACCCGCGACAGCTGCGTAGTTGGCAAATTTCTGTGCAGGCGTTAGCGCTGTCGGATCTGCCATAACTTGGGAAATTGCCAACTGAAGATTAAGGGCTGACTGAGCTACTGCGAACCCTTTGCTCAATGCAAACATTGCTTTGTATGCGCCGCTGCTTGAACCCGCTGCGTTCGCTGCAAGGTTAGCAAGGCCATCAAAACCTTGTGATACTGAGCCGATAATTGATGCTATAGCTTGGGACTGCGCGTTAGCCTCATCAATGGCTATTTTTCTTCGAGCATTAGACGCTTGCTGCTGTATTGCAGTTTTAGCATCCTCATAAATCTGAACATTTTGCTTATCTATGGCCTGATACTGCGCTAGTGCTGCAAGCTTCTGTTGCTCCTGAAGGTTGATTTGCGCTACTGGATCTTGAACCGCCCCCGTCTGGGCGTCAGGCATAACTTTAGCGGCGGCTATCTCCTGAGTAGCGAACTTTCTACCCTGCTGTGCTTGCGCTAAATCACGCACCGCTTTGGCGCTATCGAAAGTTTTAGCAGCATACTCACCAGCTAGCCGGATATCGTTTTCTGTTGCGCCCTTACCTAATGACTGCTGGGCATTGAGTACTGCTTTCTCTCTGGTAAGCTCCTGAGTGGATTCGGCCGCAAGCTCTGATTGCTGTTTGAGACCTGCAAGTTTTTGAGCTATTGCGGATGACTGAGAGGCTGATTTTTTACCCTCGGAGTTATTCTCTTTTAATGCTTGGGTGTTCCTATATGTCTCTGCATATTGGTCTTCAAGCTGCTTAACTCGTGGGTCTGATTTGTTGATCCCAGCATCTTCTGCATCATATTGCGCCTGTAATCTGGCCCTTGCCTCGCCTTCTAACTTCGACATCTCAATGCGACGCTGAGACTTCTTTATTAAGTCGTCTTGCTTTGGATTGGCTGCTCCAGCACCCTTTACTTTAATTGGTTTGCTGGATTCCTCCATATCTTTGGCGGCTTTAGCCCGAATGTGAGCAATTTCACCCTCTATCTGCTTCAGTTTGCTGGCCGCCTCCCCCCTTCTCTGCTGAAAGATAGTGTCAGACTCATACCAGCGCTGCCCGTCCTTCAGTTCGTCGTTGTATTCTTTTTGAAGAGAGATTAGTTTTGGCATGCGGGAAGAGTCACCCACATTTTTGTTGTAAAAATTGAGGTTATTGGCAACAGACTGCATCAGTCCTGCCAGCTCTTGGGTTAAGCCAATAGACTGATTGAGGTCGTTAATCATATTTTTGAAGGCGACATCAAGGCTATTTTTGGCGCGATCCACCGTCACTGGCATCTTGTCGAATTCGGTATTTACGTTCGCAGCCTGCTTCTGGATCGCGTTTAGCGCATCCTCAGCGGTCAACTTACCTTCCAGCATGCGCTGCCGTAGCTGGCCTAACGATAGCCCAAGACCTGCAGCCATTTGTCGCGCCAGTTCCGGCATATTCTCCAGCACAGAGTTAAACTCTTCTGCTCGTACTACGCCACCGGCTATCGACTGCCCGAACTGACGCAGCGCATTTGACATCTCTTCCGCAGATGAGCCACCAACTACACCAATTTTCTGAAGCGTGTCGGTCAGCATCAGAACTTGGCCGTTAGTTGCTCCTGCCTCTTTCAGGCTGGCTGTCAGAGTTTCCCAAAGCTTTTCTGTACTGGCGAGACTGTTACCAGTATTCGCGGCGATTGTGGATAGTGATGCCATGGTTGTTTTTGCTTGATCTAGGCTGCCACTCAATCTGGTGACTCTTGCCTGAAGCATTGTCATATCATCGGCAATTTCAATCAGCTTGAGAGCTGCCTGAACGGTTATATAGCCCTTTACAGCCGATGCCAAGGTGCTGAATCCGCCACCCAGATTTCCAGCATCCTTTTCCAATTTGTTCATGCTTGAGCCAGCTTTATTGGCTGAGTTTTGAGTCTGCTGAAGTTGTTGGTTTACCTCCCTGTTTGCGTCTACCAACTTTTTGGTTTCCATCTCTATCTCGATGAAAATATCACCAACTTTATCTGACATGCCGATCTCCAGGCGTAAAAAAACCCGCCGCAGCGGGTTCTTTATGGGTATTAATATCAATAACCTTTTATTGCATTAATCGTCTGCTGATTTTGTGATTGCTGGATGATTGATGAACTCGTATTCATCTTCACGCGTGCATCTTGCTGCCCGGTCTGAATGTATGTGTCACAATCACTTTTGCTTATGCTTAAATCTCCTCTGCGCGAGAATTCAGCCTGAATCCTCGGCATTATCTCAGTGTTGCCATATCCCATGGCCTGACCCTTTAATGTGCAAAGACCAGCGTCGTCATATGACGAAAGCGCTCTTTCCTGAGCGCATCCTGCCATGGTAAATACTACCAACGAGCAAAGTATGATTTTTCTCACATCGCCTCTCCTTGCTGCTTATGAATAGATTTCTTGTTCATCGCTTCAATGATAAGAACACCTACATCCGTTATTGAGTAAGGCTTACTGAAGACGTTAATCATCTTCGAAAGGTGCTTGTATGGATCGCTAACATCCGGGTTGTCTGGGGCTATTTTTGCGTTGTAGTGCGCCACACCAACCAAGCCAAATGCGAGCTCATCTACACTGATACTTTTAGTAACGCCATCATAAGTCACATGATCAGAGCCTGTTTGCGCCTTCAGGTAGCGCAGGTATGCTTTTGCAACCTCTTCAGCAAGTCGCTTTAAATCTTCCAAGGATCACCCCTTTTTGTCTATAAAGTGCCGACCAGATACAGTGGATAGGTCTATCTCTCCACCACACCATCCCTCAGCAATCATCTTAGCTTTTAGTTGCTCATCTCTTAAATTCATTTTTTTTCGGCGCAGTATAACCCCTAACTGCCGATAACCAAGATTGCTAGGGCTTATAAATACCCTCTTGTGAGGATATCTACTGCCAAGTATTTTCTCGTATTCATATACCCTGTAAAATTCTTTGGCAATCATAGCATCGAGTGAAATATCTGAGATGCAAACCATGTACTCGCACGCACTTATCGCTATCAGTAGGTGTTTGTTATCTTGCCTTTTTTTATAGTGATAACGCACAGCCTCACTCAGTTGGAAGTGTAGATCTACCACCTGTAGAAAGTTCTTCTTGAGAACCAATTCCCTGAACCAGGCTATTTTTTGAGGGGCAAAGCCTTCAAGATGCATATCCCTATCCCCATTCATAAGTATGGCGATAATCCTAAAGCGGATCTGATGCAATGGGAAGTAAGAAAACCCGCGAGTGCGGGTTTGTTGGGGTGTCGATTTAGGTGACTACCTTTCGGTTAGGCCACGTCAGCGCCGTTGATCAGATGGCGTAGCGCCTTGATGCCTTCGGCGTTGTAGCGGAATGCTTCGACCTGTTTACTGCTGTAGGCTGACTTGTCCATTACGAAAATTCCGTACTGGTCCGTCTTCAGGTGATTGACATTGGCGATGCGGCCAATCTTCTGTGCTGATACCCCGAGCATATCTCCCACTTCCCCAGCTGTATGATAATGCTCTTCAACTTTCGGCAGTGGCAAAAGCTCAATGCCGGCTGCATCATTCACCGCGCGGGCCATCGCAGTCTGCTTTGCCACGTCGCTCAGCTTGGGCATAAATGAAAGCGCCATGCTCATTGCCTCAACTTCCATCTTAATGGCGCGGGCGCGACGGTACTCAGGCAGGTGCGACTTAGACTTTTGCGGCAGAACCTCACCAGATTCAAGCTGACGCCAGCGGGTTGCTACCTTGTGACGCAGCGGGATGCTGTAGCCCGTGATTAGCGTCATGGTTAAATCTTGGTCAAGACTGATTTCATCAATGACGACTCGCCCGTTATAAACCTTACGCTTAATAGAAAACTCTTTAGAATCATAATCATCCAATTCTGGATAATGCTTTCCAAGAGCCTCCAGAGTAGTAACGATGTCCCTTACAACGTGCTCGGGCTTTTTCCCTGTCAACTTGGCAATCTCACGGTGAGACATTTTAGTGACAGCTGATCTTTGGTTTGCTACAGTAAGTTTAGTCATTTAGACCTCGACGTTTGATTTGACACCTGATAACCAGCAGCTAGACCCTGCTGGTTTTTCTTTTTGCGCTATTCCCTGCCAAAAGTGCGTAATCCCTTAAATCCCGAAGCCCTTTCAAGGCCGCCTCGTAAGCCATTAACAATCGCCGCTGCATCAGAAATTCTGTCCTCAAGCCTTCCGGCAAGTGGAGATTCAATCTGCTTCAGCCCGGGGTAAAGTTGCCCTCTCCACACCTTTCTGATCTCATCAAGGTGAATGCATGCCACGTTGGCGTTGTGGACATACATTTCGAAATCGAAGTTAACCGCTGGCAGTGACTCTTTCCCAACGAACTCACCTTCAATGACTTTTCCGGCCAGATACTCCACCGCTTCAGCAGTCTGTTTTGCTGACAGCTCGTCGATATGCTTAATGCCGAACTCTTTGTGAACCAACTTATAAACCGCTTGGTAGGTCATGCCGTACTTACCCATGATGCGGTTGACGATGCCACGCAGTGGAGTACGATCATCAACGGTTGTTTCCGGATTGCGGATAGCCGCGCCTTTAGTCCAGTAATCGTGCAGAGCGGTGAAGCACTCTTCCTGATAGCGCACCAAACGATCACGGATATCGTCTCGCACCTTCGCCGGATTGATGCTGAAGAGCCAACCGTTTAGCTTCTTCATTGGCAGGCAAAGCATGCGCTGCAGCCCTCCAAATGAAGGGATTGTGATATCACAACACCCGAACTTTTCTCCCTGCTTCTTCAGTTTCACAAACTGACTAGCCCAGTCCAATCCAATATTTTCGACAATCGGCTTCATCGCCACATAAGCCACTCCCGCCGCCATAGCGGTGATGATGTGCTGTCCGTGAAACGGTAAAGAGGTGGTGTTTACTGCTTCAATAATTGCTATACTGTTCATGTTAATTCTTCCGCAAGTTGGGTTAACAAATAGAGGCCCTGACTGTTACAGCAGTTGGGGCTTTCTTCATTCTGGGCATTTAATTCCCTGACGCTCTGCATATTCCCTCATTGCCCTTACTGCTTCCTTGCTAAAAGATCTGTCTGACTTTTCCGCTAGAGATTCCATTGCCTTTTCGAGCCATTCAGGCATGCGTAACGTTTTAACTTTCATAATACCCTCTCTTTGTATTTGGTATGCACACATAGTATTTGGGTACGCATTGATAGTCAATGGGTATGCACATACTATTTACTCACCGCGCAGCGCCCGCATCAATCGGCGAAGGAGTTACAATGTCAGAGCGTAGATATCGTCATCCGCAAGTTAACCTGCGTTTACCAGAAGAGTTAAAAGAAAAAGTCATGCTACTTGCCAGTGCCAATGGGCGCTCAGCAAATGCTGAAATGGTTCAGGCTATAGAGTTTTGGGTATCAGCAAACCAAGAAATGGCAGAGAATCCAGAAAAGTACCCCATGAACAATGACAAGGTTGAAATCAGCAGAAGTGCAATACCCGACATCGTCAATACCGTTAGGCGGCAAATACTTGAGCATCTAGCCGAGCATTATGAGCTTCGCCCCAAGAACAAAAATCCCACCTGAGTGGCATCTGACAAACTTCTACGGAGAGAGCAATGTCCGAATCCAAAGCAATCTTCCTCATCGTATGGGTAGTCACTTTCTTTCCTTGCTACAGGATGGCGAGGAAAGCAGGGTTTGGCTGGCCGATGGCTATCATGCTCTCCATACCATTGATTCACTACATCTCGCTGTACTTCTTTGCATTTAGGAAGTGGCCGGCGCTGCCAAATGCATAGGCATGAGTCCACTGTAGGAGCTCGAAATCGATGCAACTGGAATGAGTTTAAATTTCAACCAAATGAATAACACAAAGCGTTGATTACTATGGATAAATTCGACAGGCAAATGCAAAGGGAAATATTACAGGTATGCGCGACTACCTATCCTGGGCCACCTGATTTTTTAGCTGTATTGCTACCAACTGTCGAGCCATGCCTTAATGGTGTAGAAGAAAGAAAGGTCATGGCTAATCTTTTCTATCTAAGAGAGCATGGATTAATTACATTCAGTGATAGTTGTGCCATTGGGCCGGTCAGTATTTTTTCAGGAATGACAGCCACAGGGAAAGGCATTGATTTTATGATGAACGACGGGGGTTTATCAGCAATCCTGAACGTTCAAACCATCAAGTTCCACCGCGATGCCGTGGTTGTGTTTGAAGATCTCATCGCCCTTTCAGGTATGAACGATGCAGAGAAAGAAAAGGCAAAGTCTAAGCTGTCTGAGCTGACGACGGAGTCGCTCAAGACTGTAGTCCAGACGGTTACAACTGCCGGGCTAGCAGCTCTAATGAAGTGATCACCACACAACAACATAATGCCCACCTGAGTGGGCTACCCAGCCTTAGCTCTTCTCCTTGCCTGTTTAGCTAAGAAGTCATCTGCTGTTGCTTCATACTCTTCTCTAGTGAACCCCTTCTGATCGGGGTATTTCGCTGCCAGCATCATTTGAAACTCGGTCATCGATAGCTGCTCAGCTTCATCCCGGCTTATACCGAAGTGATTACGTGCAGCGCTTATGTACTCGAAGGCGTTGAACTCAGTAGTGGCCTTATTGCTCTCATGCCGCTGGAGTTGGCGCACCTTAGCTTTGCCGATGATGCCGTGGGTTATGAGTGACTGGGCAATGAGTATCATGTCACTCAGTGGCATCGCCCCTTTTCGGTAGACGAAAGCTGCTCTCCCAGACCTTCCAGACTTACTTGGGACTATTTCACCAATTAATTTACCCAGATCTTTATCGCAACAAGCCTGAAGGATCGCCATTGAGGCTAAGGCTGGAATTCTCACATAATCTGGAGATGAAGCTTTCTCCATTACCCACTGCGGAATCATTCCGTACGCCTGGTATGCGCTTTGAAGGATGTTGTAGTGGACATCATAGAATGACTGCACGATCTCCTGTGGCTCGCCAATGCGGCTCATGGCGGCGAATGATGGCCGGAAAAAATATTCATCCTCGCCAACTGTGATAAGGCACTCGCCAATCTCTTTGTAAGGTGTCATGGGTTAATCCGGTAACAGACATTTTCGGGGCCACCTGGTGGAAGCCCCTGAAATGGCAGTTATGCGGTGATGGTCGCCGCAGTAGAGCCAGTAAACGCACCGTCAGTTGATGTGAAGGTGATTGTCGCGGTTCCGGTTGCGACACCAGTAACCAGTCCGGTAGAGCTGACCGTTGCTTTTGTCGCGTCCGAGGTTGTCCAGGTGCCGGATTTATCTGTTGCATCAGCAGGCAGTACGGTTCCGGTCAGCTGGCGCGTTGCACCGACAGCCAGAGAGGTAGTGGCCGGGGTTACTGTTACACCTGTTGCGGGTACAGTGTCATCTGTGTCATTCACCTGAATCGAGCTGGCATCGCCAACTTTAAACTCAGTCGTTAGTGACACAATATCGTTGGTACCGCCATCAGAGCTGAGCGCGGTAATGTTCATGTAGCCGATGAAGGTGATCGGGCCATATTCGAGACGAACCCAAATTCCCGGCTGGCGACGGTTACTAATCTCGGTGTGGTAGTACTTGATGAAGCGACCGATTCCGTACTGGTCGAGCTTGTCTTTCTTACGCACTTCACCTTCAAAGCTGATGGTGAAATCTGAGTTAGTAACGATTGTCTCTACATATCCTTTGCCGTCATCAGCATCACTGGTGACGCTATTTGGGCTAAAGTCGAACCCTTTGCTCGTTCCGGCAGCCAATGCTTTCCATTCCGATTCCTGCGGCAGCGTGTCGCTGCAACCATCGGCAACTTCAAGCACAACGGCGCCACCGAACAAACGTTCGTTGCTGTTCTGGCAATCTGCCATGGGTAATTCCTCTTTGACGTTTATTTAGCTGCCGAAGGTGGCAACAAACTGAAGCCGATAGACCAGGCGGCCTTCGGTTGTTTGGACGGGGGCAGGAATGCCGCCGAGGTTTTCCAGATAGCCAACACAGGCGTCGACCATTGGGTTTTGCTGAACGAAATCTATGATTGCCTGTACGCGCTCATCTACCGCGGCATTGGCACCTTTCGCACCGATAACATCGACCATTACGTAATAGTCACCGCCAAGCTGGTTACGGACAGCGCCACCGCCATTAGGGCGGAAAACCATGAAGTTATCGGTGAGCTTTCCTGTGTCATTCCACACAAGAAGCTGAGGGAGATAGCCGGAAGTAAGTGCTGCATCATTGAAGTAGGTCAGCACGCGCTTGTGCATCGGAGGGGTCACAGTGACATCTCCTTTTTAATGGTGCGATCGATGAGTTCGCGAGTATCTTCGAATCCCTTTGCCAGGAACTCTTTCTGCGCCGTAGCCCGGCGGAAGGTCTGCGGCACATTGGGGTCGTGAACATAAACCGCATAGTTAGCCGAGTACCCCACTCGCCCGGTTAACCGCGTACCTTTGATATCTAGCTCGCGATACTGGCTGTTGATTAACGTTGAGGTGTCGATAGGCGTGTATAGCGCAGCCTGCGATGAGCCGATAATCAGAGCGCTCTGCAGCGCCCTCACCGCTTTACGGCCCTGAATATCACCCACCAGACGATTGAGGTTCTGCTGAGCTTGACGGATGCCTTTAACTTTCACGCCCATATCAGACTCCTGTCAGGATTGCGAAGTCGTCAGCGGTCCGCTCGAATGTGTCGGCATACCGGATTACCTGCATAACCTCGTCGGCACCAGCTGCCATCGGATCGGCTTCAGAAGATTCCCCAATGAGTAGATAATCGCCCTTCTTAGCCTCGTAATACTCAGACCAGAAAGTATTCTTCACCACGATTTCAGTGCCGATACTGCCAATCCTCGCCGATAAACCACCACCGTAATCGCACATGATTATTTCTGGTGCCGACCAGCCGAGAGAGTCGCCATACTCATCAATACCGAGATTTCGCCAGATGGTGCAAGGCGCCGTGTATGACCAGTTAGCTAAAGATGACATGTCATTCCCTCCAGCTGATTACAGTGGGATTCTCAGCAGCAATACGCGGGCAGTTAATGCGCCACTCCCCCGCTGCGTTCACATAGCCGGTAGTTTCCTTCCCGCTATCGGTCTTCACCCACACGCGCTGGAATTTTCTAGGAAGGCGCAATGATGCCGGTATGTCCATCAGCAGCCACCCACGACGTCGAAGAAGCCCACGCTGCTACCGATATCAATCGGTAATGATGAGGTGCATCCAGACTTGTCCAGAGCGGCAAGAGTGTTGCGCATAGTCTTCACATCACCACTGTAATCGAATGAACGGGACGCCCCTGAAGGCGCTGACTGTGATTTGATGCGCTGGCTGTATGCGGTGATAGCCATCAACGTCACGGCGTATACCTGAATCAGTGTCATGTCGCATTCATCGTAGCCAGCCGCCTCCAGGCACATGCTTATGCTGCCCAACTTGCAAAGGTAGGCATCAATCATGAAATCCGGGACGGCGTAACCCAGCGCAGATAACTGCTGTTTAACCTGCGCTGCCGTTATCTGAACTGCCATGGTTACTTATCCTTTTTGTTTGCTGCTAACAGAGCCGCTTCCGCATCGTCAGCGCGTTTCTTCTCGGCCTCCAGTGCGTCGGCGTGCTCTTTTTCTTTCGCTACTGCTGATTCCTGGGCTGCCTTTAGTTGCTCAAGCGCTTCATCCAGTTTCGACTGCAGCACAGATGTGTCGGTGCTAACTGGCGCAGATGGTGTAGCCACTTCGAAGATCAACTTTTCGCTAGCCTTCTCTTTCGAAGCTTCTGCTTTACCCTGCTCAACCCATTTTTCCGCGATTGTGTTGTCAACGTCGTAAACCTTGCCAATCTCCAACTTCTGAAGATTGGCACCAGCGAAAATGTTTGAAACCAGAATTTTCACAAGTGCCATGATTGCTCCTTAGCTCGAGGCGTAAATGACAGAGAAATGACCAGCGATGTCCTGCTTAACCATCAAGCCAGCAGCACCCCAGGTACGCCAGATGTAGTCGCTGTTGTAGAACTGGCGCGGATCGGCAACGGTGCCGAATGCCTGGCCCACGATTGGTGCGATAACGCCAGCCTGCAGGGGAACAATCAGGATTTGATTCCCGGTGAGCTTGGCATCCTCTTTGATCGCAACAATACCTGTCAGCTTCAGCAGATCTTCCATCACCGTAGGCGCAGCATAATTATTAGAAATGCGGTGCTTTTCGAGATTGGAAGTGATTTCACCAGAAACATACCAGGTCTGCTGGCCGTACTGCAGATTGGTAAGCTTCAGTACATCACGCAGGCGGATAGCCTCTGCACGCATGGCTTCCGGGTCGGTGCTTGTTGTGAAGTTGAGGTTCAAAGTCACCTGAGCAACACGCTCATCAGCACGAAGACCTTTCCATGTCTTTCCGTCGAAGTTGATGAAGTTACCTGCAGCATCACGGAAGCCGCCCCAGATGTAATCAACGTACTGGCGGCGCACATCATCGACGGATCCAGACTGAGCATCAGTCAATGAAGACAGTGCATTGCCTTTGTTAAACACCGGGTCACGCCAGTTGAACTTGAAGCCGGAGTCATGGATGGGAACCATGGTTCCGTCAAATGTGTAGCTCTTGGCATCCAGAGCAGCACCGATCTGGCCTGACATTGAAGTGTGAGCCCATCCACGGCCGCCAGTGCGGGCGTACTCATACACAGACTCTTCCAGTCGAACGGATCGAGACAGCGGCATCAGGTCGTTCAGCAGAGTGAACTCTGTGTTCGGCTCAAACTCAGCCAGCACGGTCTGGTCATAGGCCTTATACAGGCGACGAATATCATCGACTGCGTTTACTGCATCCAAGGCCGGGGCGTTGGCCGCCTCGCCGCGCACGCGGGTACGGGCGATGAAATCAGCCACTGCCTGAGCGCTGGAATTACGAGCGAACTGTAGCTCCTGGAACTGAGCGATGTTAGCCTCAAGGTTCCGGGTCTCGGTCGCCTTCTTAACGGAAAATGCAAACATTCAGGTGCTCCTTACTTAATAACAACGCGCAGGAGGTCGCCTGCAGTCGCGATGGTGTACGAACGATCTTCTTCCACATATGCACGGACAGACTCATCTGTGCCCACTGCTTTCACGCGACCATTTTCGATCGAGAGGGGCTGGCCTTTCGTGTATGTGCCAGCGGCTGCAGGGACGTTAAAGAACACGCCTGGAGTCGGGTGCATTGCAACAACCCAGTCGCCAGCGGCAATGGTGTCATCCACCGTTTTGCAGCGCAGGTAGTCATAGTTGGCGACATACAGAATCGCCTGCTCATTACCGGCTACCGATGCTGTGAACTTCTTGGTGGTGTTATCGAAGAATCCCACGGTGCCTGGCTTAATATCAGCAGCGGCAGCGCCTTCGCGATGTAATTGAGGGTTGGCAAAAATGCCGCCCGCGTGGATTACGTGCTTTCCATCTTTAGCCATTATTTACTCCGGCATTTCGCTGACTGATTGGTTGATAGCGGTCTGACGGAATGTACCGTTCAGGCCAGTGGAGGTCTGGCATTGAGCAAACAGCTCATTCAAAGGTTCATCGTTCAGCGCGTTCACAGCGACATCGGTCATGCCGAATTTAGCTTTCACGGCAGCGCGTTTTTCGCCCTTCTCTTTGTCAGAGTTAGCAGTGAACTGGCTGTTAAGCGCAGATACCTGCTCTGTGAGCAACTTCGCCCACGCTGGCATTTCTTCTGCGTTGGCCGCTGGCTGTTTAGCTGCTTTATCAGCTTCCTCTTTCTCTTTCTTCGCCTTTTCTTCAGCGTCGGCTTTCGCCTTTGCGTCTTCAGCGACCATTTGGTTATACGCATCCATCAGCTCGGCTTCGGTTTTACCTTCAACCTCTTTGCCTTTCGCTTTCAGCGCGTTGGTGATGATTTCTTTCATCGGGTTTGCTTCCTCTTTGACGGGCTTGTTGTTGGCGCTGAAAAACGCCATGAAGTTGTTGAACATCTGCTTGAAAGCGGGGTCTTGTGGGTCAGGCGTATCGCAATCGGAGAGATTTACCGTTTCCACCTGAACTTCGTCGCCTTCGGCATTAACGAACATGCCAATCCCCTCCTCCGGCGTTCCGGCTGGCGTCTCGTCGAGGAGGATGGCAACGTGGTCATAAACCTGATTGGTGGCGATCCAGGTGTAGCGTTTGCCGTTGGACTCGCCCTTTGCCTCAATGCGGTTTAGCAGCAGGCCAGTGGAGATACCTATAGGCTCGACAGACTTTCCTGCCGCCATGTCGTCAAGGCGCTGCAGCACTTTTCGGCCTTTCTCGGAACCTTCAGCAAATCGGCGATTAATGACTGCATCCGTCAGTACCTGACCGTTTTCCTTTCTTACGTTCCTGGTGTATGCGCCAATGTGGTATTCATTCACCGCCCTGACGTTACTGGCGCTGACGTGCCGACCGTCGACCTTCGGATGACCGTAAGGCATGGGTTTATCTTCAAGGCTCTTGTAGCCCTTCGTATTTTCTTCTGCCGGGTACAATCCGCCGTTCAGCACAATGCCGTCACGGACAGGCACGACGTTTTTCACGACGATGTGCTCTGCGCCATTAATGGTTTCAGTGGTGATGTTTGAAGCGGAATTGATGACCGACAGCACGTTTACGCAGATGCGTGACATGCTGTGTCCTCATTGATTGATTTCAGGCAATAAAAAAAGGCCGCATAAGCGACCTTTAAACAATTGTTTGATTTATACAACAAGAGCTTTGAGCGTTAGGCTTTCGAAAAACTCGTTTGACTTTAATGTTACTTCTTGAAGCGTGGCATCATAGGAGTACTCAGATTCGTTGCTGATGAGAGTAAATTTCAGCTCTTCCTTGCTCAGGCTTATTAGGTGACTAACTTCATCTCTATCGAAATCAGAACCTTTGCGGGTAAATACCAGCTCAATTACTCCGTTGCCGATTTCCGCCACGTACTCAAAGAGAGAAACTTTTCCAAGATTAATTGATTGCTGCTTACCATTACTTACGTGGACCACTGTATTCTGATCAATCATAAAACCTCCATTTGCAAGAGATTAGAGATTATTCTTATTTACTTATCTATCCAAGATTTTCTTTCCTTCGTCAGCTTTTCTATTAGCCCCTTATTAACCACCTTGCCATCGACATCTAGAATCACCGGGATGTTTGCGCAATAGCAGTGATAGCGGTTGCCGCGCTCTGCGTAGAACGCCTCAACTTCTTCGGTGGCGTAGGTGCGTCCGTGGCGGGCGGCGTGCCATGCTCTGGTGGTAGGCTTTAGCGCCGACAGCCAGAGAATGGCAGTATTCAACCCTAACCGTTCGCGCGCCCAGTCAGTTTCCTGCCATTGAGCCTTACGCAACGAACCTACCTGCTCAGTCTGAGCAATGTTCTTGGCCTGCGACATACTCACATCAAGACGCTTGCTGATGATTTGCGCCGTCTCGCGTGGGTTGATGCCTCGGCCAATAGCATCTGATATCACATTGGCGAGGTCAGCCCGGGCGGCATCGCTGATGCCCTTCCATTCGCTGTACGTTGAGACATAAGCTGCTGCTATCTGGTTTTGATATGCAGGCGTGCTTAGCAGTTGCGCCAGCGTGGTTTGCTGGGCGTACACTGGTGACTGTACAGATAGATTGGTGAATGCCTGATGTGTACCGCGCTCATATTCAGCCACGACATACTCAAGGGCCCACAGGTTCTGGCTGCCACCATCGAGCAGAGCATCATCAAGAATCAGTTGAACGCGCTGCAGCAAGTCGGCAAGTTGAGCGGCCGTCATGTCGTAGATGTAGGTGCCAGCGTTAACCTGATATAGCGTTGCCGGGCCATCCGTGTTGTTGCAGAGGATGAATCCACGCTCGTTGTTGGCTTCACGCTCTCGCCCGGTTAGTCGCTGGTCGAATAGCAACTTCAGGTTCCGCTTGATGCCCAGATAGCGAGACTCTATGTCCCGATACATCCGGCCAACCTGCCGTGAGGATTGCGTGGGGTCAGCTTTATTTCGCGGTACGATTGGCGTCCCGATTCTGGTTGGCGCTGCTGTCATCATTCAGCGGATCCTCGTCGGTAAGCTTCTTATTTGGGTCGGGGATGTCCGGCTCTTTCATCGGTTCAAGCTCGCCCACTGCGCGAATCTCGTTAGCATCAATGGCTGACGTACCGAAGGCCTGCTGAGTTTTCTGAGCCACCTCGGCCATTGCCTGCATGTTTGCGATCTTGTCTTTCTCACTGGGAGCGAGTAAGTCTGACCAAGCGAGGGTAACTTCGCCAGATGCAGGCGCTGCAATTACACCGGTAGTCCAGAACCTCTCAATCAGAACTGTCACCAGCGTTGTTTGATGCCCCCAGCGGCGGCCATTGCAGCGCTTCGCCCAGGCTGTTTTATCTTCATCAGATGCAAGCCTTCCCGTCTGCTGACCAAACTGAATGGTGAATGGGCTCTGAATTGATGCAGAGAACTCGTTGGCGGCAACAGTCCATGATGGCGATGGGTCGGCTGCTGCAACAGATAATACTGAAGGTGCGCCAGCCTGCATTACAAGCGCAGCATCTGTTCCACGGTTCATGCGGGTGATTTTATCATTCAGCGCATCGCCGAGGTCTTTAAATCCAGCTTCAACAGCGGACTTCTTCAGCGAATCCATGTCAGTGTCTTTATCGAACGCAATACCTAACTGACGGCTGGCATTCTTCAGGAAACCTTCCGCGCTACCGCCGGAGATCTTCTCAAGGTCGAGCAGCTTGTTGTAGCCAGCACGCAGGAAAGGAACGCCGGAAAGCATGTTCTCATCTTCAGAGCCTTCGCAGATGATGATGATGCGATCTGGATGCACCTGAACGCTACGCGTTGGGCCGTATGCCTTATCATCACCGACAGGCTGCTCATTGAAGTAATAGAACTCTGGCTGCCCGTAGCGTTCGCTCTGCATATCAGTAACGTAAGTGCCAGGTACAACCTGTGATTCCCATGCAGGAATGAGCCGGATAACTGCTTTCTCACCCAAGGCCTTTACAGTTGCCACATTGACGGGCTGCTTCCAATCGCCACCATCCTTGAACTGAATCAGCAGGGCAGAATAACGCCCCACAAGATTACGTCGGTCAGCGTCTTTGATCTTCGGCCAGTGTCGCTTCAGCAACTTGGTTACCTGCTTCTCCCATGGCGTGGTTTCGGTAGACTCCTTGCCTTCTTCTCCATCGATAATTGTCGGGCTGTCTATCCAGCACGAATCCAGCAGGTTATGCACAGCTGCGTGGGCCACGGCATTGCGCTCATATGCCCGATAGTATCCGTCAAATTCTACCTGCTCGGGATATCCAAACTCATCCCACAGCTTCGTGCGTTTCGTGTTGCCATTCATGCCTGCGTACAGCATGCGCTGGCGGCCCACAGCATCAGCAAGGGCGTTAACGAGGAATTGCTCCCCGGTTGTTAAATCACTCACTGGTGCTCCTTAGAAGAAGATTGCCCCGACTGACTTGTGGTTGTTCTTCGCAACAGCGAAATAGCGGAACCCATCGGAGCCGTGTGATGTATGATCGTGAAGTGGCTTGTCTTTCCAGCAGCCGCGCTTTTCGTCCCACTCTTTACGATAGCCCTCAAGGTGGGTAATACCTTCTGCGCACTTCTCTTCGTCGAAAACACACTTAGGCAGAATTTCACGCACGGACTCAATACCAGTATCAACTCCAGTTTTTGGCACAACCTTGAATGTCATGGAGTAAGTCTGACCGTCGATTTCGTATCCTTCGCGCGCCAGCTCTTTGCGGGATTTGGCGTCAGAACCGAACTCTCGGTTTTCGATGTCATGCGGCCCCCAGTGCTCACCGTATTCATAGCCACGGTCTTTCAGCACCTTCATGTAGTGGCGCAGGCCTTCACCGGAGTTTTCGTAGTAGTCGATGACGTGGAATTCTTCACCAACTTCACGCACGAACCAGATTGCCGTTGAGTCACCCACGCCTATATCCCAGAACGTGTGAACCGGCAGGTGTGAGTTATCAGGCAGCGTGCCAATGCGTTTGTTGGTGTAGAGCCAGCGGAACTGCTTGGCGTAGTAAGCGCCTTCGACTGATTGCTGGAATGCCTCAGCAGGTATCGTCGGATACTCACGCTTCATGTCATCGCCGAGCGTTTTCTCTTTGGCGTAGTACCAGGCTTTCTGGCGCTCGTTGAGAATTACGCCGTGCTTGGCTTCCATCTCATCGAAGTAATCAACCAGGCGCTGCGTTAATGCTTCTACCGGGTCGATTGCGTACTGCGGATTCTTCCACCAAGAGAAGAAGAAGAACTTCCAGTCCAGCGGGGAAAGGGGCTTGCCCTGCAATGAGGCCTTTTCAGCTGTCTGGCAATAATCGAAGAAGTAACCCGCTCGCCCCTCTGCCGTGCTCTCGATAGTCGCAAAGCATCCGGTTGATACTGCCTCAAACGCACCAGTGACAATCTCACGGGCCTTATCTGGATACTTGGCGCATATCTTCCCAAACTCGGAAACGTGCAGGTAGCGCAGCGTGCCGCCACGAAATGAGGTGCTGACGTAAAGCGACCCGCCCTTCTTAAATACCAACTCCCCTGCAGAGTCATTACTGGCCGGGTTAGCCGCCTTAATCTCTTCAGGCAGATTGTCGTAGGCGAATTTCACCTTCTCACGGAACAGGCGCTTGGCGTCGTTAAGTGTGTGGGCGATCAGCGCACACTTCGCAGACTCGAACAACGCCGCATCCAGCTGGATAATGCACACCTCAGTCGTAAAACCAAGCTGGCGTGCTTTCAGGATGATGTTGCGGGTGTGGATTCCTTCGAAGTATTCGCGCTGCTCTGGAGTCATCCTGAAGCGTGTTGGCTTTCCTTCTTTATCGGTAATCCAGTAGAGATTATTCAGGCGCCAGTCTTTGTCTGCCAGCAACTTGAGGTGCTCAGGTTTCATTACGCCCCCTGAGACAGCGAATCCATCAGGTCAGAAAGTTTCTTAACAGAGTTATCGCCTTCCGGTCCGTCGATATCGTAAGCCTGACGCTCAAGTCCGATGAGGTTTTTCAGCGCATCGCTGAGTGCCTTAACCGACTTGACGCGATCTGGCATGCTGATGACCTTATGATAAATCTCATTCAGGCGGTCCTGCCCCTTATCGTCGGGGTTGAACATCAACTCGCCCAACTTCTCCAGCGCAGCAACATCAGCACACTCAGCGCCAAGCTCATCAAAAAGAGCATTGGTGATTTGCCTGGCCCGCTTGATATCACCGCGATGCTCCATACGAACAGTGGCAATGACCTCTGCGGTGGCTTCAATAAGTACGCGTTCTGACAGTGCGCTCTCAGCGCGTACCTGCTTGCGTACCTCTTGTTTGCGTACCAGATCATCAGCACGCTCTTTCACCTTCGCGGCAAGGTCACGCGACCAATCATCACGCTTTGCTCTTTTTCGTATGGCGCCTTCACTAATGCTGTGTTGTGAGGCGATTTCACGTAGAGACATCAAGCCAGCCCGGTAAGCCGACTCGATAGCCTCCCAGTCAGGTGATGCCATGGTGTTCTCCAATAATGATGCACGTTATAGAGGGTTAATTACCCACTACAATTGAACAACCTCCATTTCGGCTGGTTGTCACCGCAACTGGAGGAATTATGATTTGTAAAATTATCGACTTGCTTATCGCTTATGAACCAATCGCGTATCTTATTGTGCATTGGTTTCTGTATCGCCGACTTCAGGCACGTACTCCATCTTCAGCACGTCATCCGGCGCGAGGTATATCCAAGCGCCATCTTCCCGGGCAACACCAATGAATCCGTTAACCATCTCAGGTTGTGATCGGTTCATCAGTCCTGTGTGGGTTTCACCTGACTTAGTGGTTACTGTGATGCGGTAAGGTGCAGTCATTCAGAACTTCCTGCTAATTACTTCGGCAACCCAGGAATGGTGATCTGGCCGCGCTGCTCAATTCGCTCAATGCGCGCCAGCAATTGCGGTTTCTTCACCCTTCCCCAGCGGTTAAGTAGGCGCCCTGACATACTGGCCACATCTTTCTCTTTCATGTATTCCAGTAGCGCGGCATTGCGTTCAGCTTCCAAGCTGTCAATACCCTGGCGAATCATGTCGGCCATCCAGTTGAATGCTGCTATGTATGCTTCCTTAAAAGCTACTGCGGCCTTCCCGGTAAAACTGAATACCAGCATCGTCCAGCCGTCTCTCGTCATTTGATAAAATGGCTGTGGCTTTCCGTTCTGTAACTCATTGTTTTCATGGCAAAGCGTAAAATTGCGCTCTGCAAATTCTTGTGAGCACTGTCCGATTACGCTGCGTGCTTTTCTAAGCACGTCTTTGTGATCCTTTCCGAATGCCTTTGCCACCTTGAATGTGTCGGTGGATGACTCTGCACCTGTAAGGAAAACCAGATCACGAAAATCAATGCCATTTACTACGGTTGGATATTTCATCACGGATACCTTTTAGAAAGATGAGCCTGTTCGCACAGAAAAGCCGCCCCGAGAGGTCCGCACCTATACGGCATTTCTCAGGCTCAGCTTTCTGAAAGACTCGGGATTGATATGCGCTGCGACGCGCGGAGGTTTACTGCATAAAAAAGCCCGACCTAAGTCAGGCTCTGTTTATTTGAGGCATTGAGTGTTGATGTATTCCTGAAGCGCCCTCAGTGCTGACTGGTCGCGCTGGATTCCAGATCGGATACTGAGAACGTTTCGTCCAGCAACTGAAGAGAGTTCGACGGTTCCATCATTGCCCAAGCTGGGGGTGCCGGAGTAGTTGACGGCTGGGATGGACAGTTTCCTTTGACGCGCACCCGACCACCATTATCAAGCTTGTGCTGCAAAGCAGCAGTTTCAGCTTGTGCATCGGCTAATTCCTTTGTGTATTTGGCATCGAGAGCAGCAACATCTCGCTGGCGGGTTTGCATGTCATTGATGATTTCCTGCCGCTGCTTTGCGAGAGACTCAGCATTATCAGCGCGTGCCTTTTGCTTTGTGAGCTGAGATGACAGGACGAGCACCACGACGACTGCAGCCAGAAACTCCACGGCGATAATCAGCCAGGCGCGGGAATTCATTTCTGACTCCAGAGGCAAACTTCACGCTCAATCTCGCGCCGGTTCATCAATCCCTTCCACTGCTTACCGCCTGCGTATGTCCAGCGGCGTAGCTCGTTACATGCCCCCGCAGTGTCACCTGCGTTGATTTTCTTGAGCAGGGTTGACTGGCGGAATGCTCCGGTGCCGACGTTATACGTAAACGAGTAGAGAGCCGCGCGCGTGGTATCGGGGATCGGGCGCTTGATTAAAGGGTCAATCTGATTGGCGACCTTTCGCAGGTCTTTATTCAGCAGCGCCTGGCACTCGGCCTCGGTGTAGGTTTTGCTTTTGATTATGTCGGCCCCGGTGTGACCGTAGCAAACAGTCCATACGCCGACGACATCCTGATAGGGCTTATGCTCAACGCCTTCCAGTGAAGGGATGACGGCAGCAGCAATGGCAATAGCACCGCCACCCATGGCAGCAATGATTTTGTTGCGTAGGGCAGTCGATGTAGCCATGGTTACTGGTCCTGTGGTGGGCTTTGTACGAGTCCGCGATTTAATGCGGCTTCATATGCGCGTGTCTGTCGGTTCTTGTAGTAGAGGTTCACCAGGAAGGTAGCAATACCGATTACCACACCACTGATGATTGCGATCTGATTCCAGTCGAGGTTATGTATCCATTGCGACACGCCACCTCCGCACACAAGAGTACCGGACACGCAGTAGCTGGCGCCTGATGCGATTTTGTCTGGCATGATTTTCAATTTCCACCCCCCGTATTAAGGGGACTTGTCCAAATAGGAATTGTCTAGAAGATAAGCTGAACAAGTCCGGTTATGCTTCACCTTGTCTAGAGATGAGCCCGCCTTGTGCCGTGAGGTAGCTAACCGAATAATCCGCCAATGTGCGGATTTTTTTTAAAGTGCGCCGCAACGAGCTGTCATGGGTATCTGAAGGTTGATTCGAAGGGCGCAAAAAAGAAAAAGGCCGCTCTGTGGCGACCTTTGAATATAGTTGTGATGGCGGGACTCGAACCCGCACTCAGGTTCAGCATTAGCATCATGCCTGCCCTGCCGGTATCCCGGTTAATGCATTACTCTACCCATCTAACCCGCAAGCGGGAATTAAGTTACATCACAACGGAAAGAGCACTGGCGAGCATCGTCACAACCCGCACCAAACTTTCGCATCTGCGCTATTCGGGGAATGCTGATTGCCGTCTGCCTAATGCCCTTACCTGTTGTGCAGAAACAAAAAAGCCCCGGCGATTAACCGAGGCTTTATTTGGTCATTGGTGGCATTTAAGCGCATGCCCGACATATATCCACCCAGTGGCTTGCTGCATCACCGCGCTCAGTTCGCTTTGCTTCCCGAGCATAGCTGCAATGTGCCAGGTTTATTGCCCTTTGTCTTTAGCAATTCGTGCTATTAAGCAGCTAATGCAGTAATTTCTTTCTCCTGCTCGCGCTTAACGGCATAAAACAATTCTCCTTCAAGGATATCCTGCGCCCATTCAATTCTGTTTCTTGCCTCCTTCGGTGTAATCCCGGTGAAGTAAATCAGGCTCTGAGCAATGTTTTGCGCGCTCTTGCACTTGCAGTATCGTAATCTGGCTACAGAGCGGATGGGGTTGTCTCTGCCAAACGTCTTTACGATTACTGATTCCATGAAAGCAGCATCATCTGATTCTTTGGCGAGAGCGATGATGTTGCTTGCGGATGATTGCGGAACCAGAATATCGCGAGCTTTTCGCATCAATTCCTCCCCTCTGTAGCCCTCACAGTGAAGCTCTGTTACCACCCTCTCTATCTGTTTGGCTTTCTGCTCGCTCCACTCGCAACGCATCATGAGACGCCCTATCACGTTAACTTGCCCGCGCTCGTACTCACCTCCGGATAGGTGGTCGCCCCATACGGTTAGCAGGTGGCGAATCCATGCCTGTTGCGATCGGTTTATCGTCTTCCATCCAGTACCGAAGAGACGGCGCATGTCTGCAGCGGTGCGGACATCGGCCAGGCGTACTACCAACTGATAGTCACGTTCGATTCTCATCGCTTCTTCCCCTTTGGAGTAACTTCCCATGACTGAACATTTGTAGGCTGGATGGTTGGAGTTACTGGCTTGAAGTGGCTGAGTAATTTGGTTAACCAGGTCATGTGGCCTTCCTCATGATGTGGCTGAAGTTTTGCAAAATCCGATAGTCGAACTGGAAGGATGATTTGGTGCGGTACATTCTTAGAAGGAGCCATTTTTGCCTTAGATATTCGCTCATGCTGCACACTCCATTTGCCGCTTACGCAGCTTTTCGTAATGACGGGCCCGCCGCGTGAATATTGCTTTCACACGCTTCAGGTAATCGATGGTGAATTTTCGCGGTGTGTTGTCGGACTCAATGCGCTCTACCAGAGTGATGCCGATTCGTTCTATGAGCCGGGTCCGATATTCCACGACATTGCCGCTTAATTGCCTGTTGCACCGGGTACATGCTGAGTGGACGTTGAACACGTTGAATTTGAGATGTGATGCAGCGCCGCGTGACCTGTAGTGACTGGCATCGACTGCACTGCCGGTTGTGTAACTCCCCCGGTGCTGAAGTGTCCCGCCGCAACTCACGCAGGGCTTGTAATAATCACGCCATCGGATGTAGCGATTAAACGCCGCCTGCGCCTCCTTCTGCCATTCTGCAGCTCCCTTTAATCTTTCCCTTCGCTCACGCAAATCATCACGCTGTAGCTTTTCCTGCTTGCGAATTTCACGCTCTGATTTAATGGCTTCCTGCTGGCGTGAAAATGCCAGGCCGCATTGCCAGTCAAGGCAGGTTTTTTGAGTGGATGACCAGGGGAGATATTCATTGGAGCAGATGGGGCATTTTTTCGGCTTACGGGATTTCGGTTTCTTGATGACTGTCGCCATCCTCCCTCCTGACATTTTCAATAACTTCATAGCCAATCATCATGTAGAGCGAGTCACATTCTTCGCACACCCAGGTTTCATCGGGTGACAGTGAAAGGCCGCAATCAGCACAGGCCCGGTCAGCTGGCTGGTTCATCGCGTCCTCCTCATTCGATCGAACTTCGCCCGGAGCAGCGTGTACACATAGTCGTAGGTGGTTACCTGGCTCGCTGGCGGTACCAACTTTCGCTTGCTGCGGCTTCTGGCTGTAGGGGTGAATATCAGTGAGTCGATTGCTCGCTGTGTTGCGGAAACTCTCTGCCGGCTCATTGGCGCACCTCGCGCAGCCGCTGGTCTAACTGATAAATCGCGCTGTTCTTCCTACACTGCTCAAAAATGAGGTTTACTCCTGATGGCTTTATGTAGCGGGCCAGTCTGTAAAATCCCTCGCACCGTAACACTTCGCCCGATTCAACCATTTTCGATAGTCGCGCGCGGCTGTCTTTTCTGGAGTAGCCCGCTGACTGCATGTGGTCATGTACTGCTGAAGCACTCATTGGCTTGGGTGAGCTGCTGAGTATGTCGATAATGCTTTGCCGAACGGTCATTTATGCCTCCTTCTTTTGCTTGTTAGTTTCGCCCCACCGCTGTGCCCATTCGATGTGCTGGCGGGAGTCTTCGCTGAACCTGACTCCGTGTTCGGTTCCGAACCAGTAAATGGCCTCAATCACTTCAACCATCTGCTGTACGCGCATCTTGCTGGTACGCTGACCAAACATGACCACGCCACCGCCGATGCCGGGTGCCGTGCGCTGCTCCTGTTTGTGCATCTTCGCAACCAGTGCGGTGATTAAATCCTTCCAGTCGTCCTCGTCGTATTTCTCACCGAACCACGTCACCTGCACAGCCAGGTCATGCAGCAGCGGCCACATTTTCCTGTTCTGTGAGAGGGTTCTTTTCGGTGGGGATACTTCGATTTCGATTGGTCTGGCGGGGTCGGTCGGTAGTCTGTTGATGTGGTCTATCAGGTTTCGTCGCACTTGCTCACTTCGCAGGAAGAACGTCTGTTTCTCCACGCTCACCTCCGGTTCAGTTGTGCTCGCAATTTCTCTGCGTGAATCTGGCCTTTAGTAATCACTTCATCGATTACCTGCGGGCTGTGGCCGCCCTCCATGTTGAAAAGCTTCAGAAGCAGTAAGGCGTTTTGAATCTCTTTCAGATGGTCGGGCTGTTTAATTGGGATAATTTCTGCTGTCATGATTTGGTCTCCGCTCGATACATAACCAGCACCAGGCTGCCTCTGGTTGTAATGCGCATTGTGCTGCCTGACTCCAGCGTGTCGAGGTTGAAAGAGTCATAAAGCTCATTGACAGCTCGCTGCCTGCGGTCCTTCTCTCGCCGATTCGACCACTCCCTTGCAGCCACCTTCAGAATCCATGTGCAGGAGTTTCTGATTATCCAGAGATAAGCGATGACAGTAAGTGTAAGTGTCATCCAGTCTGCGTAATTAATCTTATCCATCACCCATCCCTCCCCGCCCAGCGCCAAACTAAAAGGCCTACTAAAATTAGTAGGCCCGATACGATAAGTTCTGTTGTGTATGTCTGGTGCATTATTCCTCACCCCACCTCATGACCAGGCGCGAAACACTTGGTCCGGTTGCTGTAAAATTTCCACCCACTTTGCTTCGCAGTTCGAATGCATTCTCCGTTTGTCTGCCCGGAGAATTGTCGGAATCCTGTTTCCTCGCTCCTGTACTCTGTAAGGAGAGTGATGGCTGCGCAGGCCTTACAGTCGCAGTAAAGATCGAGTGTGTATCCTCCGATTACCATCACTCACTCTCCTGCATCATCAACCACAAAATTAAAGCCGCTCTGAAAGGCTTGTTGGGGTGCTTCCTGTGGTCGCTGGGGTAGGTTAGTGATGGTCGACTAAAGTGGAGAGCCAGCCAGTCATCGCCATCGTAAACAAGACTTATTCCAGACTTTTGGATAATCGGCCAGGCGTCTGCGGGGTTGTTGCAGGGGTTGAAACTTCCACCGAATGTTTCCACAGCGCCATTCATTAATCCGAAGTTACCTTTCCCCAGCCAGTGAAGCGCCACTTCTGCATTTATTTTGTTGTCACTCAGTTTGCTGTAGTCCATCAGTATGCCTCCTCATCGAGTTTCGAGAACCAATGACCCACTGCGCGCTCGAGGGTTTTCTTTGCTTCTTCAATTGAATCATTGCCCGGAAGATGCGTTTTTATCCCTGGTAGTAAGCAGGTTACATCGTAGTTAGGCATCGAACGGCTCAGAGAGCTCCAGTTAACTGAGCCGACAACCCACCTCCCTACATAAAGGTCCTCGCCATTAGAATGTCTCGCTGTCTTACGCTTCCATGTTAATTTCATTTTTCTTCCCCTCTGGCTGGCTGCCCGGCCCCGATAATGCGGAGCACCCTTTCCATCTCACGATTCATGATTGCGTGCAGCACGCGGTCACGGCGGTATTTGCATGCCTCAGGCTTGTGCTTGCGCTTCTCGATAAATGGAAGTGATGATGACTTGTAATAGCGCTGCATGATGCGGTTGCTTTGCGCTATGTCGTGGTGGATTAACTGCTGTGCTGTTGTCATGATTTCACCTGCTCTGCTACAACTGATTGCTGAAGAAAATCTGCCAAATCCATACCAAGCCATTCACATGCCCGATGCATATCTTCAGCAGGAATAATCCGGCGCCCGTTATCCAGCACCATCACAGTGATGGTTAAACCTGGAACTATCTGCATCTCGCTCTGCGAGATAACTTTTGGCAATTGGCCTGTCATGATTTCACCCCGTAATGCTGAATAGCTGTGATAATCAAACCAGTGCAGATGTATATCGTCCCGCATATAACTCCAGTGTCAGAATTAGCGGCATATGAGGATCCAGTTAATCCACCACCAATGGCGCATATGAACATTGGGATTGTCATGGTTTCACCTGCTTGCTTTTTTCCTGGATTAACTTCAGGCTCATGTTTAAAGTCCACTCGTTTAGCTTCTGAGTCAGAACCATCATTTTAATGATGTGCTCTTCACGCTCTTTCTTGTTCATGGTTTCACCCTCTCCAGTCGTTTTGGCTGGCAGATTCTTTCTGGTTTTCTGCATATCTCCGCGCCGCATCTTCCTGCTCGATGTTGACGAAGTGTCCATTCTTCCAACCCATATAAAACGTCTTTGGCTGGCCGGAGCGGTACTTGCCAATGATAATTTCCGCAATGCCTTTGAGGTCGCTGTTCTCGTTATAAACCTCGTCCCGGTAGGGGAAGATAATCACATCGGCATCCTGCTCAATTGCTCCAGACTCGCGCAGGTCACCCAAAGTCGGTCGCTTCTCTGAACGGGATTCGACGCCTCGGTTGAGCTGGGATAGTAGGATGACGGGCACTTTGTTGCGAAGGCAGAACTGTTTTAGCTTTCGCGTAATCTCTGCGATTGCCAGGTCAGGCCGCTCAGCTTTAGGTTTTGGTATCAGTTGCAGGTAGTCTATTGCCAGAAAGCTAAGCCCTTCATCGCCCATGTTCATTCGCTCAGCTTGAGCGATGATTTCGTCCACTGTGAATGATCCGTCGAGAACATAGTTTTTCTCATCCATCAGCGTGCCAGTGGCTGCTGTGAGCTTCGTGTAGTGTTCCTGCTGCATGTCCAGAGGGTTTCTCAGCACGCCTATTGAAAGACCGGACCTGTCAGCCACATGACGCTCAACCACCTGCATATCAGACATCTCCATGGAGATGAAAAGCCCTTTGCCTTTCTGACGGCCGATTGAGTTAGCGATATTAATCGTCAGCTCCGTCTTGCCCATGCCGGGCCTTCCGGCAACGATAATCAGGTCAGTGCGATCGAAGCCGCCATACTCATCATCCACCGGCTCAATACCGGTTCGCAGATAAAGCCCTGACTCTGACCCTTTCATGCGCTTTTCCAGAACGTCCATGTAATCGTCCATCAGGTCACCTATCCGGCGAGGCAGTCGGTCGTTGGTTTCGAACTGTAAGCGCGACAGGATCCCCGTCACATCTGATATCCGGTCATTGATATCGTGAACGCCTGCACTGCGCAGCGTATCAACTGCCTGCATCAGGTCAGAGACGCCCTTTCGAATCATCCAGCACTGACGTACGCGCTTTGCCCACGCTTTGATGTTTGCTCCAGACTTGCACCGCATCGAGAGAGCAAGAACCATGTTACGAGTCTCTTCGCCAACGCCAGACTGAATACTGAAGGGGTCAACAGGCTCGGCTTTGTTAATCAAAGCGCCGATGACTTCGTACATGCTTCGCAGGTGATGGTTCTCAAAGGCTTCAGCGGGGAGCTTTCCAATGATATCCCGGCAGTCAATGTGATCGCCCTTAAACATCATCGCCCCGACCAGCTGCTCCTCAAATTCGTATGACTCCATGGTCAGTCTCCGCTGTAAAATATTTTCTCAAACGTTGATTTACGAACGGCGAACTCAATATCTGCCCGCCATTTCCTGTCGTTCTCGCCAGAGTGATGCCCGGTTGCCCACCCAGCGAATCCGCGGGACAGGTATGTGCAGCTGAACTCGGTAATCGACTTGGGATGTTCTTTTTTGATTTTCTTGCAGTGCCGAAGGTATGCGGTGAAGTTTCTGCGCAGGTGCCGTTTGATTGAGTCAGCCAGTCCCAGCGATTTGACGTAGTTTTTCTTGATGGCGATTTCATTCCAGCATTCCTGGATTTTGATTTCGTCCATTTCCTCCCCCTGGGGGGTAAGGGGGGTGTTGTCTTTTGTCTTTTGTATATTGTCTTTTGTGGTTAGCAACTTCTGCGAAGGTCTGTTAGCTACTTCTGCTAATGTTTTCTTAGCAGGTTTAGCTAATGTTTTGCAGAATCCGTTATTCTTGGTTTCCCACTCAGCAATATTGGTATTCACGCCAACTTTCCGGCCTTCCTGAATCAGGACTTTCTTCCTGACGAGACTGGTTTTTGCAGTTGAGCAATGAGTAAGATGCTTTCCGATCATCCCCTCAAGCTGCTCGTTGCTAATCCAGTCCATTTTCTTACTGAATCCGTACGTTTTGCGCCAGACGGCCATGACGACACAGAGTTCAGTCTCTGGCAAACCAGAGCACATCGTCGCATCGAGTAGCTCGTTCGCAAGGCGCAAGAAACCATCTTCAAGCTGCGCCACTTTACGCTCCACGACCTCCAATGGAGGCCTATAATCGGATAGTTTTCTGACGTTACTCATGACCATTCTCCTTTGCCTGTTTCTTTACGCGATCCCACTCAAGTCGAAGCCTGGTAGGCTGTGCGAAATCACAAAGGTAGCGGTCACGAAGTATGTTTTTATGCGGTTTGTCCTGGTAAGAACGGCGCTTTTTTGTCATAATTACTCCTGTTGTTTGTGCTTAAAACGACATCGTGATTTGTGAATCAGCCTCTGTTCGCGCAGGGGCTTTTTTATTGCCTATCGCCTGATAAGCGCCTTGAATCGCCCTTCCTATCGGGCTTACCTCTACTGCCATCCTGGCAATGCAGAAAATCGTTGCGATATCCCGCCAGTTCATTCTGCTGACCTTTGTCTCATGCCATCCCGCCAGTTCAGCGAATTGACGCCCGGTAATCTGGGAGAGCGTAATCAGTAAGTCAGTCTCTGCACGGTCAATCTCGCGCTGAGTCGGTTTGCTGTAGTTTGCGTGGTCCATTGCGTATTATTTCCATGTTGAATTAGTTACGTGCGATCACCCTGCGGTGTCGCATTGGTTGCTCTACAAGCGGCAGAGCGGTTCAGAGTTTTAAAGAGCGGTGTTGCTTATGCTGCTGTAGGTGGGAACAGGTCATCGATTCCTACAGCGGCACCATGTTTGTTAAATACCGTAACTAGCATCCGACACTGGGCTACATTCAGGCTTCGGCGGCCGTTCTCGTAGTGACCAATAGCACCCTTGGTTAATCCAAGTTCGCTTGCGATCTCTCCCTGTGTCAGTCCCAGTCGCTTACGGATATTTCGCAAGTTGTTCATATGGGCCTCCTTTAAAATCGTAGTATACATTTCGTATCTTGATGCAGCAAGTAAATATACAAAATGTGTCTCGATTAAATGAATACAGATTGTATGATTCAGGAATGAACATGAAATGGTATGAACTCGCTAAGTTCCGCATGAAGGAACAGGAAATCGGGCAGGAGAAACTGGCCGAGCACCTTGGTATCACTAAAGGTGCTGTGAGCCATTGGCTGAACGCCAGGCGTGAGCCAAGCCTTGAAGATATTGCAAAGATAATGCGCTACTTGGGGCTTAAGGAGTTTTTGGTAAACCACGATGGCACCATTTCCCCTGCAGGAGCCATGGCGAATGTCGATGGGTTTAAACCGTACACTCCCGGGGTGAAATATCCGGTGATTAGCAAGGTGCAGGCTGGTGCATGGGCTGAAGCTTGCGAAGCTTACACCGTTAAGGATATTGATCTATGGCTTGAGTCTGATGCGCACATACAGGGTGATGCGTTCTGGCTTGAGGTTGAGGGTGACTCGATGACGGCGCCAGCTGGTCCAAGCATCCCGGAAGGAACGTTTGTGCTTTTCGATACCGGCAGAGATGCGATCAACAACAGCCTGGTGATAGCGAAGCTTTCGGACTCAAACGAGGCCACCTTTAAGCGCCTGATTATCGACGGCGGACAGAAGTACCTCAAGGGGCTTAACCCGCAATGGCCTATGGTTCCGATTAACGGCAACTGCAAGATTATCGGTGTGGCTGTGGAAACTAAGATGCGACTGGTTTAGCCCAGTGGCCGGAGAGGCGTTCGGGTGAGGGAGTTGTACCATAGCTTGGCAAGCAAAAAGGATACGCAATTACAGCATGCAAAATGACATCCTACATGTAGTTGAAATCATTCGCCGCATACCCGACTGTGCGACTGAGCCATTTCTTTGCCGGTGTGATAATGGCGAGCTTTATGTTGTTAAAGGGATGCCATGCGTTCCAAAAAAACAGCTCATAGCCGAGTGGATTTCTGCATTTTTAGCCAAAGAAATGAATCTATCAATTCCTGAGTATAGAATCGTCTATGTTGACCAGTCCTTGACTGAGTTCAAACCAGAGTGGCGCAACGCGCTACAGGAAGGCTATGCTTTCGCAACAAGATACGTGACAGGCGCGGCACCAATAACATTTACACAAGCACATTCAAACGTTGAGATTCAGGATCAAAAGAAGGTTTATCTACTTGATAAGTGGATAAATAATTCAGACAGATCACTGTCACCTCTTGGCGGGAACGTTAACATTATTTTTGATTACCAAAACAATAGATACTATCTAATTGACCATAACCTTGCCTTCGATCATGATGAACTAGATGGTGAGTTTGATTACCACGTTTACGGCAATAGACATCGATCTTGGAAGTTCGACTTGGTGGATCGTCAGCTTTGCGAGGATGAAATTAAGAGGGTTACAACTCTACTTCCAGCCGTAGCTAGCGGCATTCCGCAAGGATGGGAACTGGAAGAGAGCGAGCAGCATAGGGAATTTTTGGGATTTATTGAAAAAACACTCAACCGAGCAGAACACGAAAGATTTTGGAGCAATATCACATGACTACGCCATGTCTATACAGCATCGTAAGATATGCGCCCTATGCAGAAACTGAAGAATTCGCAAACATAGGGGTAGTTCTGTGCGCGCCAAAAAAACACGCATTCCACTTTAAACTGACGCAAGGTAATGACGCCAGAGTAAGTGCATTTTTCCGTGACGATACAATATTTCCCTATGCAAAAGATGCCGTAGCAAGAGAACTTAAACTTGCTAAGGAGCAAGTCAGAAATATAGATACCGCAGAGGGATTAGCTCAATTTTTCAACTACCTAACAGCCAAAAGAGAATCTATTTTTCATTTTAGCTCTACCCGGGTAGTCTTGGCCTCTGATCCTGAGCATGAGCTAGCCTTAATCTATGATAAGTTCATCAACCATGCCGAGTACAGCAAGGAAAGAAGAGAGGACATTTTAGCCAAGGAACTGAAATCTAGATTAAACTCATACTCTGAGCTAAAAAATGCTTTCAAGAAAGAAACCCTTGGTGGTGATTTAACTAGATTTTCTATGCCTTTTGTTGCCAAAAATGATGATGAAATACTCTGTGCCATAAAGCCGTTATCTTTTGGACAGAAAGAACCTGGGAAGATGATGGAGCATTGCGATTCTTGGGTGGCTCGTGTTACGAGGGCAGCAAATGAGAACTTACTAAACCTTGCCAACGTACTATTCACCATCGATGGACACAAGAAATCATTGTCTGCAGAAGCAAAAGCCATGGACGAGATTCGAAGAACGTTCGATAGGCACAATATATCTCACTTCAAACATGATGATGAACTATCAATAATTTCTTTCGCAAAACAATCGCTATGAACCCAACCCGGCCACCGCGCCGGGTTTTTTTCGCCTGTCGATCAGCCCCCTCCCTCTTCAGCATCCATCCACACTGATTTATCACCGATAGAAAAATAAATTACCTTAATTTTCAATCCATAACGTATATCTCGTCATTTGTGTATACAAAACGTATTGCATGCATCGAATACATTTTGTATATTTACCCCATCAGCAGGACGCACCGCACCACCGACACGATGTCGCGCTCTTTAATAATCAGGATTTCTACCGCCGCTTGCGGTAGACCAAAGTGCAGTTGGCTTTGGGCAAGAGAGAGGTGGAGCTTACGGCGCGAGTTTACCGTCGGACCTGAGAAGCCTCTTAAATTCGGAAACGTCACGGGTTCCGGCTCTTGCACCTAAGCCAATTACCGGAGGCAGATATGGTTGATATCGTCTTTAAACGCAAAAAAGAAAACAGCAAGTCACGCCGGATGCGTGAACGTGGTGAGCATTACGCAGCGTACAAAGCTCTGTGTGACGCTGACCGGGCAATGGCAAGGAAGCTTGAGGCAGCATTCACGAAGCTGTCAGAGGGCTGCACAGCTAAAGTGGCGCGCGCCGTGAATGGTGAGGATTACGGCATGCAGATTAAGCGGGCCACAAAGCGCTTAGAAAAGCAGTTCAAGCGTAGCCCAGCAATCGATGGGCCTATTTGCATACCGGATGTTGCGCACTATGCAGCCGGATATCGCAAGCCAACAGAATCAGTGACGGCGAGGTGAGTATGAAATTACGCAAAGACGACCTTGAGCGTCGCAACAAGGTGTTCGCCCTCTATTTCAAGGCATGCGAACGCTCAGAACTCTACAAGCGCTGGAGATTTCCTTTATCTGGTTCAATCGCGGTGAGTGGTGACCCATACGCCATTAAGTGGCAACAGATTCAGATGCGTATTGCGATTATGGAAACGTACCTTCGCGGTGAGATTGCACCTAATTGGCACAACGCTCACTGGCTGAGCCGTGACGAAGCTAGCAGGCGAAATGAGAGTTACTGGTAGCCGCTTAGTCGGCCTTTAACAGCGGCGCTGCCGCAGGAGTGGGGGATGGAAGACTACTGGCTTGGCGTATGCGTGGGTTGGTTGCTGGGACTTGGAACCGCGTGGTGGGCGTATCGTGACCAAGTAAAGCATCTCAAAAATCAAGTAAACGCACTTGAAGACTACATGCGGAAACTTACTTAACAGCCTCGCAATCGCGGGGCTTTTTATTGCCCGGAGCACGCAATGATAGTCAATCGCAAAGATGGTAAGTGGCGCGTCACAGTGCAGGCCTGCGGCGAATCATGGCGTGCTTAGAAGTTAAAAGAAAATGGCGAGAGAGCTGATAACAAGCTGGCTGTAACGCTCAATAAAGAGCAATGGGAAAGGTGGAGGGTTGGATGAAAGAGTTTAAAGGCGTGCCGTTCTATGCAATAGCCGAAGATGTTTTCACGGTAAACAGTGAGGCTATAACTTCGGTTTATGCTGATTACACGACTCAAGAGCAAGATGAAGAGCTGGCAACGCTGTTCGCCGCCGCTCCTGAGCTTCTCTCTGCTCTGCAAGGTGTTATTCGAGTGGCTGACCGTGACACCGATGAATTTATTGCTGCGCGCGCTGCGGTAGCCAAAGCACTGGGAGAATCACAATGAGCAAAGAGACAGGCGGGCCAGCGTTTCCAACTCCAGCAACTGAGTGGCATGGCCACGATGAGGGAATGACACTGCGTGATTATTTTGCAGGAAAGGCACTGCAGGGGATCCTTTCAGCTGGTATCGGGTTGAATGTTGGCCCGTCTCACGCTGAAGAGATGGAAGGTGCAGCGAAGACAATTTATCTGATGGCCGATGCCATGATTGCTGCACGCGGCGAGTAACTGAGGAGAAGAGGATGGATGCAGCATATGAACTAAGCATTGACCTCCAAGAGTGCGGGGGCGGTATAGAGCAGCACGAGCGGGTGATCAGGGGGTGGTTGGTTCGGGCGGGAAGCCCGCTTACCGACGATGAGAAGTCTTACGCCATGCAGGATGCATTTGGCATGTCATTTGAAGCTGACGAGGCGCTGAATAAAGTCCATTTGAAAATGTTTGGAAAGATCATCCACGAGTGATATCGCAAGCCGTATTCCGAGAGTGCGGCTGACGATGACACCCAGTCATCAGTAAAGCGCTTTAGTCGTCAAGGCTACAGCAGTTGCGATTGTTTGGCCTGAGCTAACCCTCGGGCCTTTTTTATACCCAAAATTCAGGAGTGAACATGAGCGATACAACGGATTTGGTTGTCATTGAGAAGGCCAACGCCCTCACAGTTTTTAAGTCCAGTGACCAGATTGAAGAAATCCTGGCAAAGGTAGAGCGTGAAGTTATGTCCTTTGTGCCGGATGTCTCCACGGCAAAGGGCAGAAAGGAGATCGCTTCCCTCGCCTACCGCGTAGCACAGACAAAGACTTATCTCGACAGCCTGGGTAAAGACCTGGTTGCTGAGTTGAAGGAAATCCCAAAGCTGATTGATGGTAATCGCAAGACGGTACGTGATCGCCTGGACGCGCTTAAAGAGAAGGCGCGGCAGCCGCTCAGTGATTACGAAGCGGAGCAGCAGCGAATCAAAGAGGCAGAGGAAGCGCGCATTGCACCTGAGAAACTGGCTGCTGAAGTCGAAACAGCACATGAGATGGCTCTACTCATGAATAAGGAATTCGACCTGGAGCGTGCAGAAGTTGCTGCTGAAGCAGAGCGCCAGCGCATTGCTCATGAAGAAGAAATTAAGCAACGTGCCATTGAACAGGCCCGACAAGAAGCGGAAGCACAGGCGCAGCGTGACCGAGAGGCGGCCGCACAGCGTGAAGCTCAGTTAATCGCTCAGGCAGAAAAGGAGAGGGCCGACCGCATCGCAGCACAGGAACGTGCTGAGCGCGAAGCTAAAGAGGCGCAGGAGCGCACGGAGCGGCTGGCTAAAGAAGCGCGCGAACAGGCTGAGCGTGAGAAGCAGCATGCAGTTGAAGATGCGCAACGTAAAGCTGCGGAGGCTGAAGCGGCCCGCCTAGCAGAGGAGAAACGCATTGCTGATGAGGCGGCAGACAGAGCGGCCAATGAAGCCCATCGTAAGGCAGTCGGCACCGATGTTGTGAAAGGCCTGGTAGAACACGCTGGTTTAACGCGTGAACAGGCTATCGCAACACTGAAGGCTCTTATGAGCAACTCAATCCCGCATACCAGCATCACCTACTAATTCAACCGGAGTCCACGATGAATCTTGCAATCGCGGGCGGGTCTGTCGTGGACGCCGCCCAGCTAAATGAGTCACTTCTCGACGTTATCACCCGCCGCCTCCGCACTGGCTGGCGCTCATTAATCGACACGCTTAACCAGCCGGGTAAACCATGAAATCTCGCTACTTCAGCAAAGCACAGGAGCTATCCCGTGAAGCTGTCATGTACAGCAATGCGGATAAGTGGTTGGCAGCAATGAAACTCCTACGGAGGGCAGCAGAATGAATATCAAATTCACATGCGATTACTTCACTACCGGCAGCGGAGTGCGGCCAGGTGAATTACAGGTCACAGCTGAGGGGGTGGTGATTAAGGATGTGATCGCCAAAGAGGTTCTGATGGATATGGATATCCGCGACATCTTCGATTTTCTGGCCTCTCAAGGCTACACAGTGCAGGAGCAACATCATGCAGCATGAAGCAGCAGACGAACTCTTTATCGCAATGATGGCTCCGATCGTCGAGCCATTCATGACCGACTTGCTGGCACAGCAGGAAGCTATCACCGACTACCGCACGGAGCAGCAGGAAATCACCTGGAATGAATTTGCAGGCAACTTCAACTAAGAGGCAACCATGAAATTTGAAAAAGCCATGAGAAAGAAAGCCAAGCTACGGCTGGCTCTTACCGGGCCGAGCGGGTCAGGCAAAACATACAGTGCCCTACTCATTGCCAAGGGAATTGGCGGAAAGATTGCAGTAGTTGATACAGAGAAAGGAAGCGCATCACTTTACTCTGATATTGCTGATTTCGACGTGCTGGAGCTGGAACCACCCTTTAGCCCCGAGCGTTTTATTGAAGCCATTAATGCAGCTGAACAGGCCGGGTATGACAGCATCGTCATCGACAGCATCACTCATGAGTGGGGAGGCGTTGGTGGGTGCCTGGAGCTTGTCGACACGATTGCTAAAACCAAGTTTCGCGGCAATTCGTGGTCAGCGTGGAGTGAGATTAACCCACGGCACCGCCTGTTCCTTGATGCCATTCTGCGCACAAACATGCATGTGATCGCCACCATGCGAAGCAAGACGGAAACAGCGCAGGTGGAGGAAAATGGACGCAAGAAGGTAGCGAAACTCGGCATGAAGTCAGAGCAACGCGATGGAGTGGAATATGAATTCACTACCGTTCTCGACCTGGTGCATGAATCCCATCACGCAAACGCCACGAAAGACCGTACAAAGTTATTCTCCAATTCGGACCCGGTAGTCCTGTCGGAAGATACTGGCAAAAAGCTACTCGAATGGCTTGAGTCAGGCGTGAACCCACATGAAGAAGCGCTGAAGCATTTCACAGCCCTTGCATCAACCGCTCATTCAGTTGACGAGCTAAAGCCTGCATTTGAAGAGGCGTGGCGAACACTGCGCGGTACTGAACAGCAGGCGCAGGCCAAAGATGTTTACGACATCCGCAAGGCTGAATTAGAGCAAGCCGCTTAACCCACACTTGTAAGGGATTAATATGAATCACCTAATGATTGACCTTGAGACAATGGGTAATGGCCCCTACTCGCCGATCGTCTCTATTGGCGCAGTGTTTTTTGATCCGAGCAATGGAAATACTGGCAGTAGTTTCTGCTCAAATATTTCTCTCGAATCCTCAATGCGATATCGAGCTAAGCCTGATGCATCGACGATAATTTGGTGGATGGGACAAAGCCAAGAGGCTAGGCAGTCATTAATAAATGACACTGTAGATTTGCCAGTTGCGTTACTCGCGTTCTCTGAGTTCGTCAGCGAAAACACCAACCAAAAATTCGTTCAAGTTTGGGGCAATGGATCATCTTTCGACTGTGTAATCCTTAGGTCTGGCTACGCCATGGCGGGAATTTCACCTCCATGGCAATGGTGGAACGACCGAGACGTCAGAACCGTTGTAGAAATGGGAAAAATTGCCGGGATAGACCCAAAGAAAGACACCCCATTCGATGGTGTTAGGCATAACTCATTATCCGATGCAATCCACCAAGCAAAATATGTATCTGCAATATGGCAGAGATTATTAGCCTAACCCCTACCCCGGCAGGAATCCCAATGAGAGAACTTACACCTGAACAACAGGAGCATTGCGCACGCCTGCCGGAATACCGCCGGGCATCGTACCGCTACAAAGCATCACGGATGACTGACATGGAACGTCAGATGGAGAGCATTGCGTGGGACGCAGGGAGAGCGTGGCTGGCACTGAAAGCCGGAGCGGAGCATGCGCGCATCAATACCCAATCGGTCCCTGAGCGCATGTCTGAATTACGCACGCGCAGGTATGCAGAGGCGACCTCATTCTACCCACAGCGCCCGGAAATTATCGTCACTGAAATGGATGAGCTGTTCCTTGACTATCGAGCACCGAGACTGGGTGCAGGCGGCGCAATCAGGCAGGAGTAATCATGAAGAAAGTCGCAATGTACCGCCGGGGTCGTGGCGGCCCCAATGATGGCCTGAAAGAGAAAATCGTATGGCTGCTCAGCACAGGGTCAATGACAGGGCGCCAACTCCACGTAGCAACGAAACTACCCCTCCGCAGCATCCACGTCCAGCTCAGGGATGAGCGCCATCTTATCAGCGCCACAGCAGAGATATCAGCGAGCGACTGGTATATCGACGAAGAAACCGGACAGCGCGACAGGCTGTACACGCTGGTCCGCACACCGCGCCGGGTAATCACGAAAGCGAAGGCGAATAAGACCATCGTCGTGAGCGTGAAGTCGCTTGCTGAGCGCGGTGAAGATAAGCGGCAGTAGTGCATTGAGGCAGCTGCACGCAGGGCCCGGCTGATTAAAGCGGGCCTGTGGGTTACATCATCTGATTTAACTGGCTGACTGCGGTCGGCGGGAGATAGGCAGTGAAAACAATAAACTTAAAAGAGCTGCGCAATGCTCTTTCATGCTGGCAGGACGATTACGACTGTGACGATGATAAAGAGCAGTACGACATGTTCGGCGCAGCGATTGATGCCGTTTCACGCTTGGAAGCGGCAGAGCTGGAGATCGAAGGGCTGAAGCGCTTTCAAGAGCTGAACCTGAAGATAAAGCAGGCGATGCATGAGCGCTTTACCAGAGCAGAGCGTGAGCGCGACGAGCTGCGTGCAGAACAGGCTGAGCATGATGAGCAGATAGCGAGAATGGAAAGTAAGTTCAGTCTGGCAAAGCGTGCTCTTGATTCTAAAACTGCGCGCTGCGAAAAGGCAGAGGCTGAGCTAAGGCGGCGCGATCCGGCGGCGGGTGGGGTTTCCTGCCAGCACAAATGGATGAACAGTCAAGGCAGGACTGCGTCTGGATGGCTATGTGAAAAGTGTGGAGACTACGAAAGGCCGATAGACGCACAGCCTGCCGTGTTGCCACATGAAGGTGTTTCAAAGGCGCTACGTGACTGTGATTGGTCCGGGGTCAGCATAGGTAAAAAGGCGGTAATTTGCGCAGCTATCGATGCCCTCGGCGCGCGGCCTGCCGTGTTGCCGCCCGCTATGACATATGCAGAGGCATTGAAAGTATGCGACTGGAAAAACGACCAGGCATCAATCTGGGTTGAGGGTGCTAACTGGATGCGCCAGCAGTGTTTAGAGCTGGGCGCACAGCAGCAGAAGGTTGTTGAGTTTCCCAAGCCTCACGCGCACTTAATTTGGATTCAGGCAGGAAGAGGGCCGGACGACTATTGGGATGATGTCGAGGTATCACGCTCCCCGCAAGACCGTTGCTGTGATGGGTCAGATCGTTATGCGGTCTACTCAGAATTTGAGGTGAAAGACATGCTCGACGCAGCTGGCGTTAAGTGGGAGGTGAAGACGTGACTTTACTCGAAGCAATCCAACAAAATCCAGCCCTGTCATTCTGCATTATCGGCGCGGTTGTCGTCTTACTAATCGGGACTATTTGGGGGCGCAACAATGATTAACAAACTTATCGAACAAATCGGCGGGCGGGAGCGGCTGGAATTCCTTTCAGAGTACCGCCCCAACGTTGTCAAAGGGCAGGTTACTTTTCGTGAGGTCAAACTGATGGCCCGCGCCCTGCTCGCGGTGCTGGATGCGCAGAATAAAACAGCTTTAGTGCTGCGACCTTTTGGGTATGACGGGGAAACCTTCAGGAAAAGTGACATTGATCACCATTCTGCCGTTGTTTATTACCCCGCCCCGCCAGCGGCCAGCGTGCATAACACAATGCAGCCACTTTATATCGCTGGTGATGGTCGCATCAGATTCAAAGAAAACGCAATCGTCAGGCATTTATTGACATCAGCAGGAAAGGTTGGCGTCGACCTGAACAGTATCGCAATGGATGATTTCAGCGATGATGACAGGATGCAGCTTGCTCAACTGATAGGTTACAGCTTGGGTGGATATGGTGAGCTTTCATACGTGTCTGATGAGTCATATAACGCAGCGGTTGCAGCAGCGCCAGCGCAGGGAGGTGATGGTGGGTTACATCCCCGCAATAATCCTCGGCCTCGGAATGCTGATAGGCACTGCCCTTTGCCTGGAAGAAATGTGAGCCACCCAAGAGGTGGTTTTTTTTACGCCTGAATAACGGAGAAATACCATGAAAATCACAATAGACGACCACTACATCATCGAAGGCGGCGCCCACGACTTCATCCTTTCTGAGCTGCGCACCGTAACGCGTGGTGATAATGCAGGCCAGCAGACAAAAGTTCGCCTTGGCTATTACGCGAAGCTTGAGCAGCTAATCCGGGCGCTTATCACGCATGACGTTAAACAGTCAGACGTACAGAGCATTCAGGCTATGCAGCAGCATATTGACCGCATCGCGCTTCAGTGTGAGAAAGCATTTAGTGAGGTAGCAGCATGAATTTTGCGGATCCAATTGACGAAGCAGCAGCACGCGAGCAGCAGCTGATTGAAGTGGCACTGGCTAATCGCAAAGCACCGGAGCCACCATCGCCAGTATGTCGGAATGCTGATTGCGGCGAGCCATCTCAGCCGGGTACGAGTTACTGCTGCCCGGAATGTCGCGAGGATGACGAGAAGTGGCAGCGCGCAATTCAGCAGCGCCGTGTAGCGTAAGGATGCGCCATGTCGCCAGCACAGGAAAATGCGCTGAGGTCTGTAGCGCGACGGTGCCGGACAGCGATTAAATCCGACACCGAAGGCAAAACATCAGCTGAGAAAGACCGCATCACAACCCTTCTGTTGGACCAATTCACTAAACAAATAACCGCCCTGCCGCCTGGTAAGTTCCGTCCAAGAGACTGGCTGGCTTACTACGTGCGCGTGGTGGATAAGGAGATAAAACAGTGAAATTAACATCGTTAAAGCCGGGGATGGTCGTTTACGACTTAAAGCGACGTCGTATGGGCAACACAAGTGTGGTTACCCACTGTGTGTATAAAGTGCGGGTTATCGAGGTTCACGACAACCATATTCTCGCTTCATGGAATGGAAACTCGCCAGTAAAGATTTTCGAATCAGGAGTGGCAAGGCTTAAGAAAAATGAACCAGTCATGATTCGTTCAACTATGGGCTATTCACGTCCGGCTACTCGCGCAGAAAAAGAAGCGCTCAAGTCTAAGTAACCCCTCCCCATCTATCTACTGAGGTAACCATGAATATTGCAGAAGTGAAAGTGTCACCGGTACTGGTAAACCGGGAAGCAGTGCAGGAGATGCTTGGTGGCATCTCACGCTCAACCTTTTACAACAAGCGGAAGGAGTGGAAGCAGAAAAACACGCCTTTCCCCGAAGAGGTACCCGGTATGCCGCCAGTTAAAGGCGGCTCTATCTATCGCTACGATGAGGTTATAAAATTCTGCCGTCAGATGGGCTTTATCGCCTCGGAGCAGCATTGA